GACTTCTGCAAGGCCATCCAGCTCGGCATGACCTACAAGCTCTGCTGTGATTATGTCGGCATTTCAGAGCCAACTTTCTACCGCTGGCTTCAAGAGGCCGACCGACCAGGCGGGCGCAAGGCGCAGAGAGACTTTCGTAAGGCACTAAAAGCCGCCGAGGCCAAGGGGGCAGCGCATAGCCTCGCAGTGATTCACCGCGCAGCCGAGGACGGCAACTGGACCGCTGCAGCTTGGATACTCGAGCGGCGGCACGGCTACCGCAAAGAGGTGCTGCCCATGTTCACGGAGGAGGAGGCAGCCGATCCGATCAGCAAGGCCCCAGACCCGAAGACAGCGAAAGGCCGCGAGCATATCATCGCAGAGGTCTCCCGCCTTCCCGAAGAGTTCCTGCTGGCTGCCCTCTCCAAGAAAGTCGCGGTCGGTGAGGCTAAGTGATCGATGTCGCCAGCATCACAGCGTGGGCGGACCTGTACGAGGCAGACGGGCTGAGTCAGTACGAGCTGGAGCAACCAGGCAACGGCGGCATGAGCCCAGGACAGCGCGAGCTCCACGAGAGCCAGCACCCTCGGCGCCTGCTCATCGCCGGCAACCAGGTGGGCAAGACCCGAGCCCTCGCTGCCGAGACATGGTGGCTCGCCCTGGGCCGGCATCCATCGAGGGAGGTCTACCAGGCGCCCAGCGTCGGCTGGGTGATGTGTGCAGACCTCAAGGCAGGCTGGGCGAACTTCAGCGCAAAGATGCGAGAGATAGAACCGCCCGGGGTGCTCGAGCCCTCGGTCGCCTATGACGGGGCGAGGGGCTACACCTACCGCTCACAGAAGATGCTGAAGCTCAGGAACGGCTCGCTCATCGTCGGCAAGTCAGGCAGCCAGGAGGTCATGGCCTTAGCCGGCGCGACCATCGCCTATCTTGTGATCGACGAGCTCCCGAAGCAGGCACACTTCTCCGAATCCCTCACGCGCGTTTCGGTGCTCGGCGGTCCCGTCGTGATGAGCTTCACGCCTATAGGCCGGCCCTGTGACTGGCTTAGGCACCATGTCGAGGGGAATCCAGACACAGGCGACCCGCCCGTCCAAGAGTGGGACATCCACCGAATCATGCTCTCACCCGAGAACTGCCCGCACCGCACGGCTGAGAGCATCGAGAAGCAGATCGCCGGCTATGGGCCGTGGGAATACGCCCAGCGCGTGAACGCGGCGTGGGAAGGCGTGACAACTGACCGCTGGATTAGCTTCTCGGAGGACAACCTCTTCACCGACCCTCCCGAAAATGTGGAGGCCATCGGGCTCGGCTGGGACCATGGCGAGAGGCCTGGTGCGAGCGTCTGCTATCTGGTCGCGTTCGACGGCTCGAAGCTCTGGGTGCTGGACGAGTATGTGAGCCAGGAGCGCAACACGCCGCACGCCGAAGCCGTCGCTATCGTGGAGATGTTGAAGGGATGGGGCGTCAAGCCCAGCCAGGTCGACAAGGCCATCGGAGACAGCAACAGCGCGGGCCGTCTCGGTCTCGGCCTCAAGGTCAACGAGCTGCTCGAGCGTGCCTTCGCTCACTGTGTCGGGTCGAGCCGTCCGCCCTTCCCCATCGGCGTGCCCTACAAGGGGCGGGGCTCAGTCAGGACTCGAGCCAGGATGCTCTCGTCTGCCTGCGTGGATGGTCGCTTCCGTGTGCATGGTGAGAGGTGCCCAGGCCTGGTCAAGTCCTTGAGGCACTGGCGCGGCGAGAACAACGACCTGAAGCACAGCTATGACGCGGTCAGTTACATAGCAGAGGCCTTCCTGGATGTGGACACTAGCGCAGCAGGGCGCATGATCTTCGGTTGACCGAAGGCGTGCGAGCCTTTACCCTTGACAATGGAGAAGAACATGCCCGACGATGTAGTGGCGCCTCCGAAGAAGAGAGCGACCAAGAAGGCGAAAGGACCGATTGACAAGGCAGAGCGCGGGGATGTGCTCGTCGTAATCGGCAAGGCTGGGAAGATGAAGGCGCCCGCTGGCGTCCAGGTCTGGAACCTCGAGGGAGGCATGCCCACCGAGGGCGGCGACCGCTTCGCTATTGCCCGCCTCTCTCCTGCAGCCCTGTTCGAGCTTGGCTGGGTCAGGTGTAAGTAGATGCTCTATGTCCCAAGCCATATCCGCCCGACCGATCCCGACGACCGAGCCAGGTGGCGTGAGCAGAGCCTGCGGTATCGCCTGCTGACCGGGCGCCAACAAGCCGATGTCCGAGACGAGATCGAGAGCCTCTTCAGCCAAGAGATCGCGGCAGACCTCACCATCAACCCAGACCTCTCGCGCAATGCTCTGCGGCTCATCTACCAGCAGCTCAACATCGCCTACCTCGAGCCGCCAGAGGTGGAGATGGGAGAGGGGGCGGACAATGACGGGCAAGACCTGGGCCCCATCGTCACGCCGACCCTCTGGGCCATGCAACAGCAGACAGCCCTGATGACCCTGGCGATACGCGAGAGCCTGGTACGCCTGGATTGGAAGCACTGGATAGGCGCTACCGAGTGCAGCTATCGCCCGGTCCCTGCTGACCTTGTCGTCATCAAGGCCATGCCTGACCAGCCCACAACGCCAGGCCGCATCGAGGAAGTCCGCTATCGACATGGCGCCTGGGTCTGGGAAGTCTGGGATGTGACCGACCCAGCCGAGCCGCGCTTCGCCATCGAGCAGGAGGACAGCAAGGGATTGAGGAAGGACGTGACGGCGATGTATGCGCCGGAGTTCGACGGGGTCTATCCCTACCGAGACAGGCAAGGCGCCCCGATCCTTCCCTATGTCCTCTACCATGCCCGCGTCTCCTCGAAGATGTGGAACTGGCACGAGGGCATCGAGGTGAGCCGCGGAGCGCTTAGGCTCGCCGCTCTCTGGTCCCAGTGGTCGGACGCCTTCACTTCCTGCTCTCATCCCCAGCGGTACGCTCTGGATGTTGAGAGTCAGGGCGGCATCACCCGCCAGATCAGCGGGGTGCAGGTTGACGTGGTCCCCACCGACCGGAAGAGCATCCTCAAGTTTCAGTCTAAAGGCCCAACCGGCGGGAGCCTCGGGCAGTTCCAGCCAACCATGGACCCGCTGCGAGCCGCGGAAGCCCTGCGCGAGTACGAGATGGGGCTGGCTGTCTACGCCGGCCTAAACCCGTCCGACCTCCAGATCACCAGCGGTCAGTCTGGCTATGCCATCGTGGTAAGCCGAGCAGGCCAGCGCAGAGCCCAGAAGCTACTCGAGCCCTCGCTTCGGATCGCAGACCAGGAGCTCCTCGCGACCGCTGCCAGGCTGGCGAACGCCTACGGTGGCGCGGCTCTCGATGAGAATCCCAGGGAGTACCAGATCAGCTACCGCTCGCTCGACCCGACGCCGGCAGAGAGGAAGGAACTGGTCGAGGCCACCAAGGCAGAGCTGGACCTCGGGCTTATCTCCCGCATTGACGCCATGCGTCGGCTCAATCCAGCCATCGAGAGCGACGAGGATGCCATCGAGCACCTTCTAAAGATTGACGCTATCCGCGCCCAGCTCGCAGGCCTGGGCTCTGCGATGGAACTGCAACCCACCGATCAACCCTCTTAGGAGACCCCACATGTCAGACGACACCCAGCAGGAAATCCCGACCAGCAACGGCGCACCCACGCATAGCCCAGGAGGTCGCCGCTCTGTGTCTGACACCGTCCCACGCTTTAGGCTTGACGAGATGAGCGAGCACAGGGCAGCCGCCGACGAGAAGGCGACGAGAGCAGAGGCCAACATGGCGAAGATGCAAGCCCAGCTTCAGGCAGTGACTGGTGAGCTTCAGGCCTTGCAATCCACGCATACCCAAGAGCTCCACCTGGTCGAGATCGGCTTCTCGGCTCCAAGCGTGCGCCGCTTCTTCCGGCGCGAGTACAACGCCGCAGCGGGAGAGATGGGAGAGGAGGCGCCAGCCTTCAACGAGTGGCTCGACAGCGTGAAGGAAGACCCGCTCTATGCGGTCCACTTTGAGCGCATGACTGGACAACGCCAGACGGAGACCGAGACGACGGCGCCCACGAAGAGGGGAGGCGCGACCACCGAGCAGGAGAGGCTGATCGAGGCAGTCCGCGCCACGCTGAACGGCAACCCGGAGCAGGGCACCCAGGAAGGTGTGACCCACTCACAGCGCGAGTTCGACGCCAACGAGATCCGACGCATCAGAGGCAAGAACGGCGGCACCCTGGGAGACCAGAAGGAAGCGGTGCTCGCCTCTCTCCGAGCGCAGGGCGTCATCAAGTAGTCTTGACAGTCAGCATCAAATCGCAGTAGAACGAAGAGAGCCCCCGGGACCGGCCCCGATAGAGTCGTAGGGCAACGAAGAGCGCAACCCTACACCTACCGATCCCGAGGTTTCCCAATGGCCAATGAAGTCGTCACCGCTGATTTAGTTTCTAATGGCGGTCTTGTAAGCGAGATTCTCGCGAGTCTCATCCACGAACAACTGTACGACCCAACCGACCTGCGGGCGGTTTGCCGACGCGTTGACTGGACAGCAGGCGGCTCGACCGCAATGTCCATCACCAGCGTTCCCGGGCCTGGCGCGTTCTCGTCTGTGGCTGAAGGCGCCAGTTCCTCGAACTCGACCTACACCACCGACGAGGCGACACTGACCGTGGCACGCTATGCACGCCAGTACGAGATCACCGACCTTGTCCCAGTGGCTGGCTCTCCGGTTGATCTCAACCTGCTGGTGGCGAACCTCATGGGCGGCGTGGCTGTGACCATTACCGACTTGATTGCGGCGCTGTTCGGCTCGCTCTCGAACTCGGTCGGAACCAGCGGCGTGGACATGAGCGTCGACGACATGTACGACGCGCAGTTCCAACTCAACTCGTCCCTGGTGTCGGGCAGATACACTTTCGTCGGGCACCCAGTCCAGCTAAATGACTGGCGCAGCTCCCTCCGAGGGGAAACCGGCGCGATTCAGTTCACGCCCGCTACGGCTGAAATGCTCGCGAGCAAGGGCTCTGGCTATCAGGGTTCGTGGAACAACATCGACATCTGGCAGTCGGACTCTTGCGC